GCCGAATTAGTAAGTGCGATTGTTCAGGAAGGGGCAAGTGCGTCACCTACTGGAGTAGAAGCAACCGGTTATGTTGGTACGGTTTTAATTCCTAATGTAAATGCTATTGTTACAGGAGTAGAAGCCACTGGAGCGGTAGGAACTGTATTAGTTTGGAGTCAAATAGTCCCAGATCAAACACCAAATTGGGTGGAAATAGCAGCATGAAAACAGTAACACGAGCAATAGAATTTGGGGGCAGGATACATCCCAAACATGAAATTGAAATTTTATGTCTGAGTTGTGGTTATGATTTGGATGCGAGTGAATTAGCTGCGGCTACTTGCTCTGATTGCGGGCAAATTTTAAACTTACGGCAGAACATGAAAATATACGCAACTAGCATCCCTGCTGCTAAAGGGGATGCGGCTTTATAGAGCTGGAGAAATAAATGGCTACTTATGTAAATAATTTAAGACTCAAAGAGATCACTACCGGCGATGAAGACGGCACCTGGGGTACCTCGACCAATACCAATCTGGAGCTTATTGGTGAAGGACTTGGTTATGGCACTGAACAGGTAGCTGCGGATTCCAATGAAACCTTTACTATGGCAGATGGAGTGGCAGATGGTATGCGGGGGATGTATCTTAAATTCACCTCCGCCGGTTCGCTAACCGCGACCCGTACCCTGACACTTGCTCCCAACACGGTTTCCAAGGTGTGGGTTATCGAAAATGCCACTACTGGAAGCCAGATCATTACGATCAAGCAGGGTGCAGGAGCTACGGTTAACATAGCTAGTGGCGCAAAGAAGATGGTGTACACAGATGGGGCTGGGTCTGGAGCGGCTGTTTTTGATGCAAATCCTACGGAAGTAGGTGGTACGGTAACCTCTGTTGGGGGCACAGGCACTGTTAACGGGATTACCCTTTCAGGGACGGTTACCTCTTCAGGCAATTTGACTTTGGGTGGAACCCTTGGAAGCGTTAGTCTTACTTCACAGGTTACAGGCACTCTTCCAGTAGGCAATGGTGGCACAGGAATTACCAGTTTAGGTACGGGTATTGCTACATGGTGGGGAACACCTTCCTCGACTAACCTCAAGGCAGCGGTAACGGGTGAAACGGGGTCAGGTGCATTGGTATTTGGCACAAGTCCTACCTTTGTAACTCCGGCTCTAGGCACACCAGCAAGCGGCACAGCTACTAATCTGACAGGACTTCCTCCTGCTGGTGTAACAGGTACAGCCGCCATTCTAGGTGCTAATACTTTCACGGCTCTACAAACTGAAGCTGCTGGCGCTGACATAGCTTCGGCAACGGCTGTTGATCTTACTGCCGCCACTGGTAATACAGTAGTCATTACTGGAACAACGATATCAACAAGTCTCACAATGACTGCGGGTCAGCAGATGATACTTATCGCTGCTGCTGCATGGCCTCTGACGTATCACGCTACGACAATGAACATCACTGGAGGCGTAAGTTATACCTGTGCCGCAGGGGACAGGCTTTATGTGACTAAAGATGTTGATAATGTTATCCGAGTATCAGTGAATAAACAGGATGGAACGTCGGTTGTGGCCGGAGCAGCAGCATCAGTTGCAGTTGGTGACATCACTGGTGCTGGTACTGGAGTAACAACTTTTTTAACAACTCCCTCTTCAGCCAACCTTGCCAGTGCCGTAACTGACGAAACTGGTTCAGGCTCATTAGCTTTTGCTACAAGCCCTACATTTGTAACCCCAGTTTTAGGAACCCCTAGTTCCGGCACATTGTCAGGCTGCACAGTTGATGGGACTGCCGCCAATACTGTTGGTTTCCGTAACGTCCCACAAAACAGCAAAAGTGCAGATTACACTTTGGTTCTGGCTGACTCAGGCAAACATATATTTCATCCGGCTGGTGATGCTAGTACGAGAACATTCACTATTCCTGCAAATGCCTCTGTTGCTTATGTTATTGGGACTGCGATTACATTTATAAATATGACAAGCCAAGTGGTTACGATAGCAATAACAACCGACACAATGTATTTATCTTCCGCAGGTACTACAGGCTCGCGCTCGTTAGCACAATATGGATCAGCAACGGCGATTAAAACAACAGCAACTAATTGGGTTATTTCAGGGAGTGGCCTAACGTGAGTGGTGTACAACAAGCGGTTTTTCAAAATCAAAGATCATTTGGGCCGCCACCGGGACAGGATCAGTATACAAGTGCTGGTTCTTACTCTTGGGTGTGCCCCACCTCTCCAGAACAGACTTCTGTAAGTGTAGTGTGTGTAGGTTCTGCGTGGTATGGCTCCCCGTATACTGCTGACTACACCAAAGCCGGAGCTTTATCGTATAAAAACGATATTACAGTAGTTCCGGGAAATTCATACACAGTTGTTGTTGCTCCAAATTATACTACTACTCCTAGGTCTTCTTTTAACGGAGACGGTGAAGTTAGTGCGGGAACAGGCACTCAAAGAACCGGAGATGGAGGAGGAGATGGCGGTGGTGCTGGTTATCACATGGGCGGTGCTGGTGGTTATTCGGGCAATGGTGGGTATGGTCTAGGTACAAGCGGGGGTGCTGACGGTGCAGGTGGAGGCGGTGGCGGCGGCGGTTTTGGCTATGCCCCTGCCCCTGAACAATACGGTTATTCCGCTGGTGGGGGTGTTGGACTCTTGGGTGAAGGCGCAAATGGTGCGGGAGGTACAGGTACAACTTCCCAGAACGGTTATATTTCTGGTGGTGGTGGTGGAAGCGGAGGAAGTGCTGGTGCTGCAGGTAGTATGAGTGGGTACATTACAAAATTGAATGCGGGGGCTTACGGTGGTCAAGGATATGATTCAGCACATACTCCCGGTGGTGCGGTTAGAATAATATATCCCGGTGACACTCGTTCTTTTCCATCAACAAATACAGGTAATTTATAATGGAACTTTATATTCAAATTGAAGATAACTCACCTGTAAATCACCCAGCTCTTAAAGACAATCTTATGCAATCGTTTGGCACAATTCCGTCAAACTGGGAACCATTTGTACGAGTTGAAAGGCCGCTTGCTGGTGATGAAGACGATGAGAAGAAGTATTTGATACTAGACAGTCCAGAGCCTACTTACGAAAAAGTTGACGGGGTATGGGCTGATGTGTGGGTTGTACGTGAAATGACTGATGAAGAAAAGGCTGTTAAAGACGAATTTCTGGAAAATAGACCCTCTCTTGCATCCCTAATTTAACCTTGGATAAGATCGTTATGTCTCCGAATAGGCAACCCTCGATGAAGTCGGATTTACAGGATGTTCTTATCACCGTTGCGCGTATTGATGAGCGCATTGTGACGATTTTTAACAGGCAGGAGGACATCGAAGAACGCGTGAATTCTATGGACAAGAAAATCCAATTGATCTCGCCTGCCGTCAAATTTGGGGAGCGGGTTTTTTGGATTTTGTTGCTTGTGGTTGTAGGGACGTTCTTCAACTTACAATGAAACTTGACCCGGTTTTGCTGGATACTGCCTGTCGTTATTCCAATAAGTCTTATAACGACCATATTCCTAATTCAATCAAGATTGAATCCAAACTCACCTCTACTACCGCTTATATTATGAAGCGGAATACGATAGATATAGTCTGTTTTCGTGGGAGCCGGGGGTTACATGATTGGTTGTTCAACCTAAGCGCAGTGCCTGTACCTTACGCTGGTAGACTCTGCCACGGCGGTTTCGTTGCTGCCCACCTCTCGGTCTGGGGCAAAATAAAGAAACACCTTCATCCCAAGAAGAGAACCCTTTTCTGCGGACATAGTCTTGGGGGTGCTTTAGCAGAGCTAAGTGCTGCTAAACTTACCGGGAAACATCCCAATCTAAACCTAGTCGCGTTTGGTAAGCCTAACGTCTTTTTCAAAGGCTTCAAGCGATCTATGGAACTGGACAAGCAGATATCCTGCGTGTACGGCTCGGATTTTATTACGACCGTCCCAAGATTTTTTTACGGGCCAAGTAAAAGCCAAACGATGCTCTACTTTGCGAATGACGGGGCAGACATGATTGACCCTCCGAAAGCGTTTCGTAAGAAGGATCGCACCCTTAGAAGTCTCGTATCTGACCATTTGATGGGTGGATACACGGAGCGTTTGGAAGCGTTTTTGGGCAACCAAACGAAGCCGAAAGAAGAGTTTGTGTTAACAAAAGAAGAAGCTATTGAAATTAACAAATTAATGGATGCGGTTGAAAATGGTTAAATTAATTCCTTTACTGTTTTTTCTTGCTGGGTGTACCCAGATTGAAGCTCTTGCGGTGAGTGAAGGTGACAATGCTTTTGCCTGTCTGAGAGGTGAATCTTCCGCTACAGCGGGGGTTTTTGGTGGTAATCTGAGTGGTATCACGGTGGAAGTACCGGCAACGGTAGATACAAGGGAGTGGTCTGCTCAGGATTGGGCTACTTTAGCAGAAATTTGTGACTGAAAGTGTTGAAATTTTTGACTGTGTTTGTGGGTATCTGGGCGGTTTTACACCCAATATCCCTGCATTCTTCTTTGGTTGAGCTAACACTGGAAGAAAATAGTATGGAGAAGCTGATTGCTACGCTTAAGCGCCACGAGGGCGTAAAGCACCACGCTTATAGGGATAGTCTTGGCGTTTTAACGATTGGGTGCGGTAGGAATATTAGTAATAGCCGAAGACATCACGGGTTAGGGATTAGTGATGACGAAATTGATTACATGCTCCAGAACGACATTGAGCGCACGATCAAAGAATTGAGCCGCGAGTACCCGTGGTTCAATGATATGGAGGAGGGTGCCAGGCGTGATGCAATTATCAATATGCACTTTAATCTTGGCAGGGCGCGTTTTGCAAGTTTTAAAAAAGCCATTGGTCATATGGAGAATGCCTCGCATGAAGATGCTGCTCTTGAATTTCTTAATTCACGTTGGGCCAGACAAGTAAAAGGCCGAGCGATAGAAGTTACCGATATGATTAATACTAATACTTACGCAGGGTAAAAATGCCTTTTAAGAAAATTCAGTTTAAACCCGGCGTTGACCGTGAAAATACTCGGTATACCACTGAGGGTGGGTGGTATGAGTCTGATAAGGTACGGTTCAGGGAGGGAATGCCTGAAAAAATAGGAGGCTGGGAACGTCTATCTGCCAGTACTTTTCTGGGTATATGTCGTTCCTTATGGAACTGGATTACTTTAGGAGGTCAAAATCTTGTAAGTGTAGGTACAAATCTCAAGTACTACATTGAAAGGGGTGGTGATTACTACGATGTAACCCCTATACGTGAAACGACTGCCGCAGGGGATGTTACTTTTGCAGCAGTAAATGGTTCTTCCACACTTACTATTTCCGATACGGGCCACGGGGCAGTAACTAACGACTTTGTAACCTTTTCCGGTGCAGCTTCCCTGGGGGGCAATATCACTGCTGCTGTCCTTAATCAGGAATACCAGATACTTCTGGTGGTTAACGGTAATACCTATACGGTGACAGCCAAGGATACGGCAGGGGCTACTGTAACAGCCAATGCAAGTGATACTGGTAATGGTGGTGCATCGGTTGTAGGCGAGTATCAAATCAATACCGGTAATGCCCTTGGTGTCCCTATTACAGGATGGGGGGCTGGTGCATGGGGTAGTGGCACATGGGGAACTGGAGGGACTACTACTTCTCCTATCCGATTATGGAGCCAATCCAATTTTGGGGAAGACTTGGTGTTTGCCTATAGGGGTGGGCCACTTCTTTACTGGGATGCTACAACCGGTACAGCTGTTCGCGGCAAAATTGTTAATGCTACTAATTTCCCTGCTGAAAGTGATGTCCCTACAATCCTTAATTTTGTAGCTATTTCAGATATTTTCCGGTTTGTGTTTGCCTTTGGCTGTAATGAGGTAGGCAGCGCAGATCAGGATACCATGCTTATCCGGTGGTCTGACCAGGAAAGCGTACTTGATTGGACTCCTGCAGCAACTAACCAATCTGGCAGTCTGCGAGTTTCTCACGGCACCGAGATAGTCATGGCAATGCAAGCTCGTCAGGAGATGCTGGTCTGGACTGATTCTGCTTTATATAGTATGCAGTATCTCGGTGCCCCTGAAGTGTGGAATGCCCAGTTACTGGGAGATAACATTTCAGTAGCCAGCCCGGATTGTGCAGTCTATTCGGGTGCTACTGCTTACTGGATGGGGCGTGACCGGTTCTATAAATACGAAGGTACAGTAACTCCTCTGGTTTGCACTATCCGCCGTTACATTTTTGATGATTTCAATACTGAGCAGTATGACCAAGTGGTGTCAGGGAACAATGAAGCATTTAATGAGGTGTGGTGGTTTTATTGCTCCTCCGGTTCTAGCACCAATGACCGCTATGCCGTTTATAATTATGTGGAAAATATATGGTATTACGGTAATTTAGCCCGTACTGCATGGCTTGATTCCGGGTTACGTGCTTATCCTATTGCTGCTACTTATACTTATAATCTGGTTAATCACGAAATAGGTAATGATGATAAAGAAACGGCAAGTACTACTGCTATAACTGCCTCTATTACCTCTTCGGAATTTGACTTGGAAGATGGGAACAGTTTTGTTTTTATAAGCAGGTTATTACCGGATGTAACTTTTACAGGGTCAAGTGCGGCTTCTCCTGCTGCTGTTATGACGTTTTTACCTCTACAGGATTCAGGTAGTGGGTATAACTCCCCTGCTTCAGAAGGGGGAAATGATGCGGCTACTGTAACGCAAACAGCTACGGTGCCTATAGAAGAGTTCACAGGACAGGCTTACGTGCGTCTGAGAGGGCGTCAGCTGGCAGTTAAAATGGAATCCACTGCAGTAGGGGTAAAATGGCAACTAGGCTCTCCGCGCTTAGATATGCGTCCAGATGGGCGTAGGGGGTAATTATGGCAGCAGCTCCAGAGCTACGTGTAGCCGCTCCTGCGTTACCGCAATCCCCTGTTGAATACCAGCAGAGCCATCTAGATAAGTTCAACAATATATTAAGGTTGTACTTCAACCGGTTAGATACAGCGATAAACAATACTATGGCTACTCAAGTACCCTATAATCTTAAGGTTTCAAAAGGTGAAATAGCAGGAGCTTCTTCCCTGTATAAGTTCGGGTATAACCCGGATATAGACACGGGTGAGGAAACAATATGGACACAGGGAGGACTATATGTTTACCCTGCCGCTGCTGCGGTACGGTATGTAAGCAGTTCAAATGTTAATGATACTTCTGCAGGAACAGGAGCAAGAACGGTTGTAGTGGAAGGGCTGGATGATGTTTATGCAGCAGCTTCTGAAACAGTTGCTTTAAATGGGCAGACCCAGGTGGTTACTGTAGGACAGTTCGTCAGGGTTAACCGTATTTACGTTGCAACTGCCGGTTCAGGGGGTACAGGAGCTGGCACTATTTATGTGTCTAACAGCGGGGCAACCAGTGGGGTGCCTACAGGTGATGTTTTTGCAGCTATTGTTCAGGGAGAAAACCAAAGTCAGATGGGGATATATACCGTACCTGCTGCACATTCCCTGTACATAGATAATGTTCATTTTACGGCGGCTATTTCAGCAGTTACCAACTATGCCACTACTAAGCTAGTGACAAGGGATTTTGGATCGGGAGTATTCAGGACTAGATTTATTAATGTAATGGAGAACAACCCGCTAACTAATGCTTTTGAATACCCGTTAAAGATCAGTGCAAAGACAGACATAGAATGCCGAGCATTGGCTTCGGTAACCAACAATAACGTAAGTGCCTCCTTTGAAGGCGCGTTGATACTGGATTGATATGCCTGAAGAAAGAGGAATAGCAGAAAGAGGAATAGCTAGTCTTGGTTCCCAGCAGGAGATGGTGCCGGTAGACCCGTCGTTGCGTGACAGGATGCATATGTATTTGAGCGATACCTTTGGGCATTCTCCTGAAGGTAGGCGTAGAGCTAATATGTTTATGGATGCTGCCGAATGGATGCCCGTAGTTGATGAAAGTTTACTCTTCTCGGATGCTAAAGAAGAAGCAGAGCAAGGGAATTATATAACAAGTGGGGTTTTGGGTGGTGCAGGGCTTCTATCAATACTTCCATTTGTTCCTCCTGGTATTGGTAAGAATGCTAAGAAAGTAGGACGGAGTCTTGAAGAAGGCTTGGCAAGCTTACAGAAAAAAATGGGAGTAAGAACTGAAAGAATAGCAAGAGGGGAGTATGAATTTATACCCCCACCTCCTGATGAGGTAAAAAGTTATCCTACAGGGAGGTGGGGAGGACGTAAAGAGAATTTTAGGCCAGATGCTGCTGTTTTAAAGGAAAGTGCAGCCAGACAGGGTTATGAAACGGACCGTGTTCTTTATCATGGCGCTCGTGAGTCGTGGGTAAATGAAGACCCTATGTTTAGATTTACTAGAGGAGGAGATTCAGGCCCATACCTTACTGATAAACCTCGTATTGCTGATAATTATTCTGCCGATCCAGGCGGTAATACAATCCCGGTTTACGTGAAGGGGCCAGGTTTAAAATTGGTTGACGCAGGCAAACGTGGAGAACCGTTTGGGCCTGAGTTTAGACAAGAAGCTGCACAGCAGTTGAATATTTCTCTGGAAAACATGAGTCGGTCTGATCAGGTCGATGCAATTATGGACGCGGCAAGAGAACAGGGGTATGGATACGTTGAAATGAAAGGCGTTATAGATGTGGGGGGCCAACAGGCCCAGATTATCCCCCTTGGTGGAGATAAAGTCAGGTCTATTTGGGCACAATTTGATCCCGGTCTTGCTGACGATGCCACCAGCCTGTCTCACGCATCAGGGGGTTTAATAACCCTCCCCAAGCGGTTTCAGGACGGAAATTTGGTTAGTAGCACGGGTGGTCTTGAGAACCTTGCTAACACATTTGGACAAAACTCCTACACCAATGATCTAGATAATTGGGACAACACCAAATATAACGCATTCCGAGCATCAGGCAGTACCGGCATGAACCTGTTTCAAAACACTTTCAATGCAGCACGTTCTCTTGATGAAGCTGATGCCTTGCAAAATGCGGCTAATACTTTGCAAAAGGAGCGAATGGCACAGCTTGGATTTCCTACAAATATTGATTATTCCCAGGTGCTTGGATATAAGGATAAACTTCGACGTATACGGGATCGTCATGCTTTAGGGGAGACTCTTTACCATTACAATGAGCTCGGCGATAGGTGGCCTTTTGATGAGAAAGAAGTACAAAATCATAACGAAAGAGAATTAAATAAGTTAGATCAACAATACGGCATGGATAGAAGGGCTTTTGATCTGTTTTCTACTGGCGAAACTGAGACCTATGCGGATGCGGTAGCTTCGCTGTTAATCGATACAGGTGTCGAGAATGTCAAACACTATTATGGTGACCTCTCTACAATTAAAGACCCTGTGTATTCCTGGCAGTATAAGCGCGTTAAGCCTAATACCCTTAATGATGACGACTTACTGGAACTTTATGGTCTGGCACGACAAAAAATTCATGAGTGGAAAGCCACGCAGCATGCTACTGGAGTGGATGGTGCTACCCCGTGGTTTGAGGAGATGGTAGAGAGAAAGGATTACTTAGAGTTAGTTAAAGACATTATTGAATCTAGAGATTTGGAGGTACCAACGGGTACTTTTGCGGACAACGTATCCAAAATTGGTCGTACTGTCGGTAAATGGTTCGATAAAATTTTTGAGTTCTTGCATATTCCAGCGCCGGATTATGCTGTTGGGCAAATGGAGGGGGGCACCCTGATATGGGGAGAACCCATAGGAGAGGCGCTATTTTCAAGGATAGGTACAACACCGGAAGGTACTATAGTTGGTATACAAACCGGTATTCCAACTCTTGATCGCATTTTGTCCAAGGTAGCTGATGTTATGACGGGCAGGGTAGAATTGGGAGAGGTATTTAATGCAGACACTGTAGGGCAACTAATTCTAGATGCAGTTAGTGATCAACTTGGTTTAGAACCCGGTTTCATGACTATAGAGGGTCTTGATGAAGCAATCAAAGAGATAAAGAGTACGTTAGAGGGAACTAATGAGGATGGAACTCCAATATCAATGGCGCAGGCAGTAGATAACACTATCTTTGATGAGGATAAGACCGTTAATTATGATGGAACCCCCTCAGACCCGCCTCCTGCTCCGAAGGTTCTTAGCACTCCCGGTGGAACCAAGCTAGGGGTTGGCACTACTATTCTTGGTGCTGCTGTTCTTGCTGGTGCTGCTAATTCTGGAGGACAGGAAGGAGATGATGATTTCGCGGGTAAAACTGCTGGTGCGGATACAACAACTACTGCTGGTGCGGAT